GAGGGAGGGCGAACGGGAAGAGCGTGACAGCGATTATTCAAGCCGCGGAGACCGTGATAGCGGGCGGAACCGTGATGATCGCGACAGCGGACGGGACCGCGGAGGTGAAGGGCGGGGCTCCGGGGGTCAGGAGCGTGAGGTTTCACGTGACCGTGGGCGTGACGGTGATGAGCACGACTCTCCCCGTTCGCGATCCGATGAACGCGACTCCGGACGAGGTGATAGGGGCCGCGTGGATGATCGCGGCAGTGATTCGCGCCGTAATCGGGATTCATCGTCTCCCACCTGGGAGTCCATCCACGACATGACCATGCAGGAACTCGAAGCGCTCTGTGAAAGCGATCCGGACCTGCGGGACGTGAACCCGGACAAGGCCGATGGGCGCACGGATCTTGCCGACTGGGTCTGCGAGGAACTCAAGATCAAGAAGGAAGAACCCAAGAGCACGCGGCGCCGCGTGGACGACTCCGGGGAAGAGAACGAAGCGGCTGCACGTCTGCGCCGCATGCGCGAAGAAAGGGACCGTTGACGTGTTTGGATTGAACCGCAAACGAGAGATTGAAGAACGAGAAGAACTGATCAGGGATTTAACCCGCATGGGACGGAAAGGGGTCAATAGCCTGGATCAGAAGTCGCTTGCTGACTCGGTGTGCAAGCTCCTTGGCATCAAAAGCCCCAAACGCCACAGCACAGAAGACATGGAAAGGGACCGTTGAACTATGCGCAAGACCCTTAACGCCCCTGAGGCGGGGCAAACGGGTCGGCGCCGTGTCGTGGTGGAGGGGGCTTCGGCCCCTTCTTACTTCGCAAGCGGTGCCGATAAGGAAAGCCTGCAGTTCTTCTCCACTGGCTGCGGGCTCATCGATGAAGCCCTTGGCGGGGGTTGGCCCCTGGGCCGAGTCTCCAACATCGTGGGGGATCGCAGCGCCGGCAAAACGCTACTGGCAATGGAAAGCAGCGCCAACTTTGCCTTGACCTACCCGGACGGGATGATCCGTTATGCGGAGTCCGAAGAGGCTTTCGATCCTCCCTATGCTGCGGCCCTGGGCATCCCGATCGACCGAATCGAACTGAACAAGGACGGTGCCCCTATGGGCACCGTTGAAGAGTGGTATGAGGACCTGATTCGCTGGCTTGATGCGACGAAGGGCCGGCCAGGGCTATACATCATCGACAGCTTGGACGCTCTGAGTGATGCGGCCGAGATGGAGAAGGGATTCGATGAAGGTTCTTTCGGCGGCACCAAGCCCAAGCAGATCGGAAAGCTGTTCCGCATGTGCATCGATCGGATTGCCCAGGAGCAGAAACACCTGATGGTGATCAGCCAACTGCGGGACAAGCTGGGCGTGACCTTCGGCGAAACCAAGACCCGCAGCGGGGGCAAGGCCCTGGACTTCTACGCCACTCACATCATGTGGCTTGCCGAAAAGTCCAAGATCAAGCGCAAGATCGGTGAGGTGGAGCGCATCATCGGCGTGGAAGTCCAAGCCTACGTGAAGAAGAACAAAGTCGGATTGCCCTTCCGTAAAGCCGATTACCCGGTTCTGTACGGGTACGGGGTGGACGATCTTATGGCGATGGCTGAATGGGCCTTCGAGGTGAAGCGCGACGATCTCATGAAGGATCTGGGCTTCTCCAAGAACGGCTACAAGGTCCGCATTGCCAACATCCGCAGCAAGGGCGGACAAGAGGCACAGGACATGCGCACGGCCCTGCGCAAGCTCGTTCGCCAGGAGTGGGCCAAGATCGAGACCGAGTTTCTGCCACCCACCCGCAAATATTAAGGAGGCGCTATGCCAAACAAGACATTGACCCCAGAAGCCAGAGCCAGGCATCAGGCCCTGGACGATGCTTCCGAGTTCTTGGAACGAACTGCAGCGGATTACCTGCAGATGGCCGGGAATATCAAGGGCTACAGGACTTGGGACAACATAGAGCGGAACCGGTTGAAGGAGCAAGCAAAATTGCTGCAGGGCCAAGCGCAGCACATCAGAAACATGGAGTGAATCATGGGCACGTGGTGCAGTTGTGTGGAGTGCATCGGTCACGAGTGTGAACAACCTGTCGAAGAGGAACAGCAAGCAATGGATCATCAAATCAAACCCGTGCACAACCTGGATATCCTCCGGTCCAAGGTGGATGGCACCTGGGAATACCGCCATGACTTGGACCTGTGTGATCGTGTTTCATGGTCCATCGATGATTACGAAACCATTCCCTTTGGTACTCAGGAATGGCACCGGCTGAAGCAGGAGGAATCCCAAGCCCTGCAGATCCTGATAGGTGATCTGACATGAGTGGGGATGGTATTGCTTGCAGTGACGGGTGCAAGCGACGTGTGGCTACCGAAGATGCGGCCCTTGCTGCCGGTTGGTCTTTCCTTCCGGTGGTCCGCCGGTGGCGCTGCCCAACATGTGCCACGGCCCTGCGGAACGTCTCAACAATGCAAAGCACCGCAACCCTGTCCCCCAACACCCTGAAGCCGGATGATCGTGGGGCCCTGCCGATGCCAGGTGGGTTCGGCATCGTTCCGGTTGCTGTGAAAGGCTGAACATGCCAGAAATGAAACTATCCTATATTGGTGTGTTCCGTAGCCGAGTCAAGAAGTCCACAGAGCTTGTTTTGACTTTTCACAGCCATTTCGGGATCTGTGCCAAGTTCCCTGAGGGCCTCACAGCAAATGAGGTCGCGCTGAAATTACACGAGATTGCGCAACACATTGAAGATGCAGCAAAGGCCCAACATGAAAATCCTGGCTCTTGATCTAGGCTCCCGGACTGGCTGGGCAACCTCAGCCAGTGGGCACATCACAAGCGGCTTCCACGAGTTCAAGCCTGACCGGTTTGAAGGCGGGGGCATGCGATACCTCAAGTTCAAAAACTGGTTGAATCAGATTCAAGAACATGTCCGCGGGGTAGACCTGGTGATGTTTGAAGAGGTGCGCAACCACTCTAATCCAAGCAAGAAGCGCGGGGGCCGTTCATTCAATGTAGACGCGGCGCACGCTTATGGTGGCTTCATGGCCCATCTCACGGCATGGTGCGAGGCAGAGAAGATCCCCTACCAGGGCGTGCCGGTCGGCACGATCAAGAAGCACGCCACCGGCAAGGGGAATGCCGGCAAGGACCAGATGATCCAGGCCATTCGCAAGAAGGGCCATTATGACTTGCAGGATGACAACGAAGCGGATGCTCTTGCGATTCTGTATTACGCACTTGATCTAGGAATGGGGAAACCCGTGCAAGCACCCAATGGGGGTGTTAGTAGGACGAGAATTACCGGCGCACCTACTTCAATTTCTGCTGATCGGCGGGCCCAGGATCAGACGGCCCAACGGAAGCGGGTGCGGGTGAATCTGTGATCCACTATCACGGCTTGCCAATCACTCCGGCAACGGCTGCTTATCGTGTGCTCCAAGCAGGGCATGGGTGCGTCAGCTTCCTGCACAAGCAACAAACCGAAGTAGCGATCGAAGTGGCTCAATCCTGGATGGCGGACAACGGTGCCTTCTCTGCATGGCGTGCCGGCTCCCCGATTCAGGACTGGGGCCCGTTCTATGAGTGGGCACGCCAGTGCCAGGTCACACCCAACTGTGACTTTGCTGTGATCCCTGATGTGATCGACGGGGACGAGGATGAGAACGACAAACTCATCGAAGCATGCCCACTGCCGTCGTGGTTTGCTGCCCCTGTGTGGCACATGCACGAAGGTCTGCCAAGACTTGCCCGGCTTGCTGCAAACTTTCCGCGGGTGTGTATTGGGAGTTCCGGCCGGTTCCGGGTCACGAAAACGGGTGAATGGTGGGAGCGCATCGCCCAGGCAATGGCAGTTGTGTGTGTGTGATAGCCATGGAAGGCCAAGGTGCAAGCTCCACGGGCTCCGTATGCTTGACCCTGACATCTTCACAAGAATCCCACTGTCCAGCGCGGATAGCACCAACATCGCGCAAAACATCGGGATTGATTCAACATGGAAGGGGAACTATCAACCGGTGGGGCCTGAGTTCAAGGACTGGCGGGCCTTGACCATGCGAAACCGCATCGAATCCCAAAACAGTCCGAGTGCTTGGACCCCAGTGCAGAAGCCGGCAACCCTCGCCGGCTTTCTTGATGAAACCACCAACAACCGCAAAAGGATCAACCGTGAAAACACCGCGTGATCACCTCGAAGCCTTCCAACAGGCTGCGCGTGACCTCTGGATTTCAGGGGAAGCCGTTAATCTCTTAGAAGGGATGAACGGAACTTCCGCTCAAAAGACGGCCCAGAAGTGCATCCGGTTGCTGCAGCAACAGCAACAAAGAGACTTGGTGTTGATGGACAAGGCTGCTGAACTTCTAGGAGCCCCCTACCCCAGAAAGAAAGGATGATGCCCCTATGCCAACATTGCTTGAAGTGAACCGCCAATTGCACTTGGCCGACATCATGAAGTCTGCGGAGGCTTATGCAGGCTCCGTTGTGGATTTAGTAGTTGCACAAGCCAGTGACGATGATGACGTGTTGGAGAAGATTGGCAAGGCAGGGGAAGCGATGAGGGCTTCCCGCTTCCATTTGGAACTCAAGATCAAAACCATTTTGGAAGCCTATGAAGCTACCTGCCATCATCATCAGTGACCCCCACTTCACTGCAAGCCCCAACGATGAATACCGCTGGAGCTTGTGGCCCTGGCTTGCAGGAGAGATCAAGGAAGAGGGGGCGCGGACTCTGCTGATCTTGGGGGACTTGACCGATGCCAAGGACTACCATCCCGCGGAACTGGTGAACCGACTCACGGCCGCGATTGTCAGCATGCCAGTCGAAGACATCATCATCCTGGCCGGCAATCATGATTGGCTGAAGCAGGGCGGGGTTTTCTTCGAGTTCCTGCAGCACGTCAAGAAGCCCGCAATCCGAGTCATCACGAAACCCACTGAAGACCTAGGCCCCGAGTCGGAACCAGCTTGCATGTTCCTGCCCTATACCAAGCACCCGGCCAGGGATTGGAAAGATGGGGACTTCAGCCACTTCGACTTCCTCTTCATGCATCAGACGGCCCCGGGCTCTGTTGCCAGTAACGGGCAGAAGATGGACGGGGAGGAAATGCCGGCCCTAAACGCGGGCAAGGTGTACTCCGGCGATATCCACGTGCCCCAGGTCATTGGGGCAATTGAGTACGTGGGAAGCCCCTATCACGTGCAC